CAGTGCTGTTTGTCCGCTGGGCCAATTGCGTCATCGCCGTCGCGCCAAAATCCACCGTTAAAATGTCAACCGGTGACGCCACATCCTCATACCCAACGTAGACCACCAATACCTGATCGGCAGAACCATCCGCCGCAATAGTACCGGAAGCATAGGTATCGAGAGCGCCCGCAGTATTATAGCCAAAAGAACTGACAATTTCGATTAATGTTGCTGCACCGGTCGTGAAGCTGGCTGTCGTTACCGGCTCCGACATCAGCCCGTTCGCATCAATCTGGACGTAATGCGTATAGTAGGTCACGCCGGAGGTCAGACCGGTTCCCGCAATATCCTCGGTTGATCCCGTGATCGTCTGGCTTCCGCTATCGTCGGCGGGGGCTCCTGCATCGTCAAGGCCGTGGTAGATATAACCCCCAAGCGGCGTTGTTGCTGACTGGGTTGTAACCCACGCGAGAATGCCGGATACCTTGGTCGTATCGACCGAGCCAATTGAGGCCGTCTCGCCATCAGCCGCCGCCGTCTGGCTCGAAAGAACAGGTAATGTCTCGTCTGCTGACCGTGTCCGCCGAACGCCCGCTGTTGTCAGCGCACCAGCTCCTGCAACGTCAACAGTTGAGGATGCGACCGGCGCAAAGTCAGCGAGGGCGGGCGGCGTGGCATATGGGTTGGCGTAAACGGTCTCATTATCAGCATGTACGACGCTCACGTTATCGACAAACGGAGCAATGATCATGCTATCTTCATCATTGGCCGAGTCGATTATGCCGCCATATCCGGTCGAAACAGTTGCTCCAGAAGCGTCGCCAACATTGCCGTCAACCACAAGGTTTGCGCAGTTCTGAATTCGGAACCGTGTCTGGCTATCCTCATGTTCCGGCCCAAGAACGGTATTATCGCAAACCCGGCCAGCATATACGTCTATGATTGTTATGCCTATCGGGTAGCCACCGCAGACAACATTTCCGGATACATCAACATACGCGAATTCAGTTCCGGGATCTCCTGTCGAGCCGTTCAGATATATGGATTGAAACCCGTTTTCGCTGTTGAATTCGTCAGGGATAAAAGCATTTTGACGGCGAATAAGAGCATCCCGGATCAATATTATTGCACCTCCAACCGCTGTTGCGCTGGGGTAAAACTGATATCCATCTGCATGAGGCCCAACTCCCGCGACACTTGTTACGGTCACGCTGTCCAATGTTCTCAGGTTTGTATAATCGCCATCGTCCGGGCGGCCCCAAACATTATATTTAACCTCGCAATTGGTGCTGTCGGAAATGGCCGTGATCTTTCCTAGCACCCAACTATCAGAATTGTTGCGCAAGATATCGCCAACAGCCCATCCAGTTGTCGATCCGGACGTCAGGGTCAGGTCACGTTTGCCATATGTGTGGCTGGCGTAGATTTCGCAGCGGTCGCTCTGAATAAATGCTTCATAAGTTGCATCGGAGACATTGCCGCCGATAGCATCTTCGCCCAGATCGTGCAAGATATCGTCATCGAAGACACCGGTCTCAACCCCGTTGACCACAATACCCTTATAAACATATTTAATGATGGAATTCGTGATCGTGAGATCACAGCCGCCATAGGTCCGGACGCCATTCATGGGATCGGCTGGGATAATCTCAACATCGTCCCAGCGCGTTGTATCCCCGGAAATTTCTATATTGTCAAAGACGACGCTGCCGCCATCAACAACAATAATTGCGCCATCCGGGCCTGTTGACCAGATGTTGTCAGCCGGATTGTAAAAGTTAAGACCACTGTGGCTTACGCCAAACCAGTCCACAATGTCATACTTCTGGATCGAGTGGCCATCTTCGCCCGAGACGGTCAGATCGGTATAGGATCTCGCCGCCTCGCTGATGATCAGGTCAGTAGCGTACCCCCGGAATATTATCTCGTCACCGCTCAGGGCGGCATCGGCGAGCGCGGCGGTATATTCCGCCGCACTTGCGACATGATATGTATTCGGGGGAGTTGCAATTGCCAGCGGCACAATAACAGAATTGCCTGTCTCTCCTGCCCCGTCATAACAAGTCAGAGACAAATCGTAAGGCCCGTTGGCCGGAGCGCCTGCGGCCGGAACAACGGTGACAATCCCGCTGCCGTCAACCGAGGCAGTAAAATCGGCGGCGTTTGTCCCCGACAGGCTGCCAATTGAGGCAATCGGCCCGCCCGTTGACGAACTAAAGGGCCATGCGCCATTCCCCGCAATGGTTTTAAATCCCATATCAAATGACTGGTTGTCTACAGCAAAAGCTGGGCCCATCGCTGTGGTCGGAACTTGCGCGATGCTAGAAAGCAACGGCCGTCGCGGATGGCCCGGCACAAGCAGGCTGTCAAGCAGCATACGGTTTCTCCAAAAAACAAGGGGCCGCCGAATAAACGACAGCCCCTTGAGTCCAACAGGGAGGTGTTGCCCGCCTCTTGGGAGGGGCGCGGACAACAAAAAAGGCCGCCGGGAGGGCGACCTTGTACCGATCTGCGCGTGACGCGCTCACGATTTTAGCACTTTTGCAGGAAAGTTGACCGATGTCAAAAATTAAATGCGCATGGCCTTGGCGGAAGTTCAAATTTGCGGCCTTTGGCTGTGCACCACGCACATATCCGGCCGATGACGATTAACTTTGATCCCAACGGCATTATACTCCATCCAGGCGACGGATAACCATCCATGTCAGCCAGATCAAATTTGACAACATCGTCCAAACAAACGTTTCGCTTGACCCAGCAGGCAACAGCCAAATCAATATCGCTGGCGAGACCCGCCAGTTCCTCGATCACGCCGGGCGGGGCGTTGCGCTTGCCCTGGGACCATGCGCTGATGCTGTCCGGGCGGGCGTCGAGATAGAGTGCAGCCTCCCGTAAAGAGAGGCCGCATGCACGACAGAGGATTTTAAAGAGGGTCATTTTTACGCGAAACTTATGTGCCAGAATTTTGCGCCGTCCGGCTTTACAAGAGCAATCACTTCTCCGTTGATTTTGGCTAATCCGAAAGCAACGATCTTGTTTTCCTTGTTAATTCCAAGTTCTGATTTTACAGTTCTGATACAATCTGGAATAACAACTTCTCCGTCGCGATGAATATACCCCATAACGTGCTGCTTCTTTTCTGTCAGGCGGGCATAGATAGAGAAATCTGATTTGTTATAAGTCATCGTCTGTGTCATTTGTCTGGTCTCCTACCAATTGCTTCGGGCTGTCCCCGTTGTTTATGTACTTAATATAGGTACTTATAGCCTGACTGTCAATGGCTACTTTGTGTTTTTTTCGGGCCATTTTATCAATTACCGTTATGCTTGACTTAATGCATGAGAAAATTAATCTTGGTTAACGTCATTTTTGCGGGCAAGCCGCTTCAGAATCAGAATGCGAATAAGATTATCGCGGCTTTTGCTTAAATCCCACCCCTCAAGCAACAGCGCGGCCTCAACTGGCATTTCGTCGCCAAAAATTTCCCGCAATTCATCCAGCGTTATTTTTTCAAAGCCCATAGTTTCCTCGTTCATGGTTTTCGTTTCCACCCCCTGACCTCGCACCACACATCCAGCGCATTGACCAGATTTTTCTTGGCAAAGCCGTGCGCCTTGCGCCGCCCGCTGTCCACCTCCCGCAGCCCTTTGCCATAGCAAATGATATCAAGCGCGGCAGCGTGGAGGAACTTGCCCTTGACGCCTATCTCTGCCCATTCCACGTAGGTCCGGCGGAGAATATCCATGCGGTGACTCCGCTCGCCGGTGCCGGGCACATAATCCGGCTCATACAGCATGATGTTACACCCCACATGGCCGGTGATCGCGTTGAAGGCATCGTTTATCTCCTGCATGGCGTCCTGCTCCTCCTCGAGAAGCCCGTCAAACAGGCGGACAGCGGATTTCCTGCGCCGGGCCGTCTCCTGCCGCCGCCCGCTGGTAACGCGGATCGTGACCGCCTCCGTCGGGCTGTGGCGGTCTTGCCAGTCGGCTGGCTCCATCTTCTTGCTCATACGCTACCCCTCAAAATAAGGTTCTGTCAGGCCTCGGTATCGCCACCATTGGCAGCGAGTTCCAGCCCCTCTTTATGCGCCGACCGCAGGCCTTCAAGCAGGATTTCGGTCTGGTGCCTGTTACAGGTGATATCTATATGGCGACCGCTGGACAGGGAGACCCGAATGACGGACGGGGAGGCGGGATATGGTCCAAATGCCGAAGGCGGCTTTCCAACATCCTCTACGTAAATTTCCTCGACATAATTGGCGGCGAATTCATGCCTGCCGAAGACCATATATACACGATTGCCATACTGATCGAACCTGATTAAGGGTTGCCACCGCTTTGCTTTTTCGGCCCTTTCCTTATCCTCTTCCGTATACTTTTTGAACAACATAATCCTGATTATCGCCAAGGAACAAATATCCTGAATATTTTACGCCATCCTTCTCGGCGACAAGGTGGTAACCATAACCAAGATGAACGGTCTGATGATCTTTTGTGCCGCCCCAATTTACCATTTTCCTGAAACCTCCTTAAATCGCCGCTGACGGCGTTTGGCGCTACCTATGGCAACGTGGTACCAAAAACAGGCCAATACCCCCTCACGGGTCCGAATTTTGTCAGCAATCGGCATTTTATTCTTAACTCCGGTCCTCATCTCATGTTTTCTCATGCGCCGCTCTCGCTTGCCTCCGGGATATCGACGACGGTGTTCCTCACGTAATTTCTTGTATACATCCGACCGTCCATGCTGCTTGTGTATTGGTAGCAGTCCTGGTTGAACCAGAGCGCGACCTTGCCTTCGAAATCTCCGTTCCGCTGCTTGGCGACATTAAGGACAACGGCTGGCTTATCCTGCTCTTCCTCCGTCGCATCGCCGGAGTTTATCTTGTCCTCTAGCTTCTTGTTTCGCCATATCGCAACGATGTTGAAGGCGTTGGCTCCGATCTCCATGGCGCCCTTGATATCGTTGCTGTCCTGTACGCCGAACCCCTTCTCCCCCTTCTTCGAATGTGCCACGAGATGGATATGCACATTCTTGTCGATCGCCCATGAGACGATTTCGAACATAACCTTTTCCTGTCCCGTGTAGTCATCACCAGCGATACCAAGCCGCATCAAGCTGTCGATGATGAACTGGTCGCAGCCGTATTTTGCGCGGGCATAATCGAAGACCTCAAACAGGTTTTTGAGCGAGGCTTTCCCGACATCCCGGTAGAACAGCAGGCCCTTGTCCAGCCAGTGCATAGCCGATATGTAGGAGTCGCGGGTTGGCGATCCCGTGCCGATGGTTTGCTTGACCAGTCGCTTGAGGGTTTCCTCCGGCTTCATTTCCAGCGAGGCGAGGCAAATCCTTGACCCTTGCTCAATCCATGCGGGGGTGTTGTCGGATAGTATCTGCGACTTTCCAGATCCCGTCGCCCCCGTCCATATCGTCACCTCAGCCGGGCGAAACAGCAAATTCTCGCCAAGTTTTTTGTATGGCATCCGGTATCCGACGTGATCGCCTTCCTCCGGAGAAAACCGTTTCCAGACCGCGTCGATGTAATCAACCACCCTGCCGATTTCCGCCGGATCAAGCGTTCTTGCCGCATCGAAAGCAAGATTGATCTGATCCCGCAAAATACCCTGAACCAGACATTCGTTGGCGTCCTTGAACGGCAGAATGACGCGATAGCAGCGATGCCGCCCCAGTCGTTCCGCGATCTCCGTTGCGGCCTGCTCGCCCGGCACGTCGTCATCCATCGCCAGATATATTTTCTCGAATTGCTCAAGGTTTTCAAACTCGTTTTCAATCCAGTTCTGCTTGCCTCCTCCCCCGCCGCCGAACGGAACGCTGAGCGCCGGATATCCGTAATCGGCAAGCGACAATGCGTCGATTTCCCCTTCCGTCAAAACGATGATCCTGGAATTTTGCGGAAAGGCCTGCCAGCCAAACAGGATCGGCTCGCACCCCGCTGCCGTCGGTACCGGCTTGGCCCCGTCCTTCGCCTCCCGGCGCTTGGCGAGGGCGAGATTTCCGGCGCGATTGACGAACGGAAAAATGATATGGTTTCCATCTTCGCCAATCTGGTATTTCCGGATGGTTTCCGGCGAGATGCAACGGTTTTCCGTCAGGTATTTTTTAACCGCGTTTTCAGGAATCCGGCATTTCGGCTTTTCCGGCAGGGTGAATTTGCGCGGCGGTGAATAGCGGTGAAACTCTGGCACCTCAACCCCGAGCCAGCCCCGGATATCGTCAAGGGCGGTTTTCAGATCCTGCCCTTTCACCGCACACCACAAATCAATCAGGTCGCCGCTTTCCCCGCTGTTGAAATCCGCCCAGACGCCCGCCTTGTTGCCAGCAAGATGGACCCCGAGACTTTTCCCGGCCGTGCCGCCGGTATTCCCGACACGCCACTCACTGCCGTCCTTGATGCCGTTCGGTAGCAGATATTCGCAAACCGGCAAAACCCTGCCGTCAAGCATCAGTTTCAGCTGGGAAATGTCCATCAGATAATCACCCCCTTGTAAATTTCTTCCTGCTCCCGCTGGAATTCATCCTCCTCGCTCACAATTTTGTTGTGGGCTTTTCGCAGCCAATTAAAAACAGGAAAAAACCACTTCCCGTCCTTGGGGGGCGTTTCGGAATAGTAAATGTCTGCCGCCTCCAACTCAGACTTGAAGTGTTCGATTTTATAAAACTGAGTTTTCCATTTACGATAATCGTCTTCCGTCAAACGAATGACTCTTCCTTCAAAAGCGTAAGTCTTCGCAGCGTCATCGCGAGATGACGAAGAATATTTTTTTTCATTGTTAACATTGTTGTTTGTGGTTAGTTGATGGTTAGTTGATGGTTGATTGATGGTTGATTGATGGTTACCTTGCTGGTTATTTCCTTGGTATTTTTCCCAGTTAGTTATTGTAATTATTGAATATTTATTCGTTTTTTTGATGGTTATTTCGTTGGTTGATTGTAAACGCTGTAGCGATGTTCTGACCGTTTGGACGGATAATCCGCTGGTTACTGCGAGGGCGCTCCTGCCCGTCAAAACTTGCCCCCGCCTGATCTCCACGCCGCGCCATTTTTGATCTTTGTGGTTGGCCGTCAGGAGAAGATGGATAAACAGTCGGCTGGTGTTCTGGTCGCCATACCATTCCCAATCAAGAAATTTACGATGTAAGGTTATCCACCCGCTCATTACGCCTCCCCCTTCGCTTCGAGATTAGCGAGGTCGTATCCTGAGTCACAAGACTCTCCGTTAATCTGGCAATCGAGAACGCCAGCGTCATAATCACGCATGATACGATGTTCAATTTTCTTGGCGGCAGCGGCCTGTCTTTCTGTAAGTCCGCCATTTTTTAAGGCGGATGACAAAACGCTCGCAATAAAATGAAGAGAACGGTCATCCGGATTCATAACGCAAACCAGCCATCTCAGTGTGTCTGTCCACGGTGTTCCATCTTCTCCGTAAGGCGGAAGCGGAACCTGATAATCTTCCAACATAAACGTCATTCGCCCACCTCATCGTGCAGTTCTGCGGCGATACGGGTGCACTGCTTCGTTATGCCGGTGAGGGCGTCGAGAAGGCCGGTTATAGCGACATTCTCACGGGTATTCTGAAAAAGGGCATTGTTGTTGTCGGCGATAAGCCGGGCGGCTGTTACGAGGCCTTCCACAGTAAGGATATTGCTGTAAAGGGAGTCGAATTTTCGGGCGGTTTCCGCCTGTGATACGGTCATGGTCAAGCTCCTTGTGATAGAAGCCTGACCACCCCCTTCCAAAAAGGTGGCCGGGCAATAACGGGTTGGAAGACCGATCACAAGGAACCGGCAAGCCTTGCGGCTTCCCATTACGCCCAGCCATAAAAAATCCGCAGCCTGGTTGGCGCGGATTTGGAGCGCCTTGTGAACAGTTCGGGCTTCCAATCCCGATCGCAGATTTTGCGGCGACGGAACAAGGTTAATCCCGGCTGTCATTTCTGTCAAGGTCGCCATTATTTCTGTTTCGCCTCCTTCATCACATCCGGCAGAATCTCGCTGATATGGCGGGGGCCTCTGGTATTCCAAACATCCAGCGCCGCCTCTACGCTGTCATGCCAGCCGGTATTCATGCCGCAGCAGCGGCAGATCACGCGCTTTCCTACTGACACCCCAACCCTCATTGTGCCGATGGCGGGCGTGGTGTGGCGGCAGCAGGGGCAGGGCTTGGTCATTCCCCCACCCCCGGCACCTGGTCCCAGAGCGCGCCGTCAAGGCTGCGACCGGCGGCTTTCTTGCCAATGCGACGTATCGCGCACTCACCGGCGTCAACGTCTGGCGTCCGGTAATCGGGAATATCGATATTGCCCGTCTGGTCAAGGATCATCCAGTCCTGTTGGCCGCCGCTATCCAAATCATACGGAGCCCACTCACCCATCTGTTTAAAAAAGAACGGGACATCCGCGTCAACGCATTGATCACGGAGCGAGCGGAACCAGTCCAGATGCGAGGGCCGCGCCTTCGGGCCGCTCTCGCCACCTGCGATGACCCAGTCGATTGATGGCTGCTGTTTGTCGCAACCACAACGCATTTTCGGAAAGTGTTTTCGGCAATACCCGGCCAATGAATTGAAAAGCGGCGGAAACGATCCATCGGATGAGGCCGGTATTTCATCAAAATCTATCGGCCCCAAAAGCGGCTCACAAGACAGAAACCGGACCTTCGCGGGCACGGCGAGCAGGTGCGGAATGCGGCGGTTGGCCTCCGTCTGGTTCTCAACCGTGGTGCCGAGCCAGACGTTGGGATATCCAATGCCCCAGTCGGGCGGCAGGAATTGCTTGATATTCTGCGGACGCTTGGTGAGCAGGAACCAGACCAGCCACTGAGTTTCGCGCACCATGCGCCAGAACTGTTCGCGCCAGGCGGGGTCGATACTTTGGTGATTGTCGAAAACATCTGCCATACTCGCGGAAAACACCTTCGCGGGAACCCCGGATTTCTGTGCTTTCCGATTCCATGCGTAAACCTTCCGCCAGTCCTTTGTGACTGTGCGCTCCGCATGCGGTCCCCAGCGGTCACCCTTGAACCGCTTGTCCCACGCCTCCGCATAGCAATGATCGCAGGCCGCGCTGACCTTCTGGCAGCCGATCCACGGCGAGAAAGTATGATCAGTCCATTCTATCTTTGAGTTCTCAGCCATTGCTTTGGTCCTCCTTCATGGTCCCGCCGGTCATTGTGCTGGCTCCTCAAGGGATCTGTATTCAACCGGAATCCCAGCTTCCGTCGCGACGTTGATGCCGACCTGCATTCCGCCGGAAATTCCCATGTCTGTGTAAACAACCGTCGCATCGGCAACCTTCTTCCATTCCAGCCCGGCGTTGATACCAAGCTGCCTTTCGGATGGAATGCCATCATCGAGAATGCCCGGTTGCGTAAATAGCAGGTGGCTTGCAATCGGGCTGTCGCCGTGCTTAAGGCAATCCCGAACACATTTGCGAGCGTAGGCGACATTGGCATCAATATCTCCCGCATAGGGACTCTCAAGTATTACAAGCCTCATTGTGCTGGCTCCTTGTATTTGTCTGTCTCGTTCCCAAAAGCAGACCATCCCGGCCTTTTCTGCCTTGCAAACAGCTCGATGTAAGGGCCGTCAAACATTGTCTCGATACGGCTGTACTGCTCATCGGGTTTTCGGCTATGCTCACGTCTCGGACTGCGTATGCAATCGCCGGGCGACTCCTCAATAAAATCCCGGACGGATCGCGCGCCGAATTCTTTGCGCATCTTCGGATTGCCGCGTGTCGCGAGAAGACACGGCTCCAGGTTCTTGCGGGTACCATAGCCCAGCCCGAAGGCGTATTTGCCTGTCACCGGGTTGAATTTTATCCACTCCCACGCCAAGCCCTTGAATTCAAAGCCCCACGCCTCTATCACGCGGTTCCAGCTGGGCATGTGCGGCCATGTTGCCCAGATAAAAAGGGCGGCGTCCTGAGCGGCAAGAGACTCAACCGGCATCGCCGCTATCGGATCCATGTCCATGGTATCGTAATGGGCGTTGGGGTTCTTTTCCTCGCCATTGTTCGACCAGTTTTTGTATGACCACGGCGGATCTGCGAGGATAACCTTAAACCCGCCAGCGGGGCGCAGTTTCGTGAATTCCCCGATCATGCGTCCCCCGGCCCGTAAACGGTTGTGTCATGGATCTGAGTGATCATGTTGGCCTCACGCGGCTTTGCTCGACAAGCTGGTCGTGGCAGCGGCCCATATGCACGACCTGACCGTCGCCCGTGATAACCAGGTCCTTGCCGATTTCGCCGCTCCGGCCGCATGTGGCGCAGGTGTCTTTGAGGCTGTTCATAGAGGCCTCCATGTAAGCGGCCCGTCCCACGAACCGCCTTCTGATTTCTTCTCTTTTTTTCGCGCTTTCATTTCGTTCCACTCTTGCTGTTTGATGTGCTGATCGATAAAAGCGTCGAATTCTTCTTTGTGTTTTTCGATAAGGTCGGCAATCGCGAGCAGTTCGTTTTTGAGCCGTTGCCCACGGTCATTTCGGTAGTTTCTTGTCATCTCCCACACGATTTCTCTATCGAGCGCGGGACGCGGATCGTCCTCCCATGTCCCCCATCGGCTAGCCGTATCGGCGCATGTCATGCACGTCACCATCGCGGTTCGCTGCTTTCCGATGTTCTTTATCCTTTTAAAAAAATCACCTCGGGTTATTGATTTGACCTTGGTTGCGTCATAGCCGCATTCGGTTACGGCCCCCTCGCCATTTTTTCGCCACGGTAATTGCGGGCGAATTATGTGATCAACGGGCTCTTTCACATGACCTCCTGTATCTCGATGCCGTGAAACGCCAGCATCAGTTTCTTTTTCAGGCGATAGACGGGTGTCATTGTTGGCTTGCTCTTCACGTCTTCGACCATTAATCTCCCGTTGCTCGTGTAGACAAAATCCGCGATATATTTGCATATGTGGCGACCCTCAAACTCAATTTTGAATGTCGACTGAACCGAAAGGTTTGTGATTACCCCCGCGAGGAACAGAGTCTTGAGTTCGCCGTAGCGTTTTGCCTCCCGATTGCTGTCAAAGGTGATGCCGTCGACAACCGTTTTTACGTTGCGGTACTTGGCCGGCTTGTCGCTTTTCATCGCCCGGTACTCGGCGGCGGTTATGGTTTCAGGCATCTCTCCCCACCTCCCAAATCAGGACACCGACGATAAACAGCGCCGCCGCGCCGTAGGCCGCCGTCTCCCAATGCTGCCCTGCGATCAGGCCGCAGATCGCAAATGCCGTCTCAATTATGATGAGCCAGCCAAGGACCGCGTATTTGAGGGCAGGGCTCACTTCAGCCCCGCCTTGGCCCGCATCGCCAGTAGGCCTTTCTTTGCCTCGGATGAGTTCCTGATGATTTTTTCGTGACAGGCGATTTCCGCATCGATTTCCTCCGCCGTCAGGATGCCGTCCAGATCATGCTCTCTCACCGCCGCCGTGGCAGTGCCGCCCAGCACACTCAAGTTGAGAACGTTGCCCGTCCGGTCCATGGGGTAGGAAGCGGCGCTGCTATGGATATCCGTCTCCGCCGTCGCCCGCTCAAGGAACGGGCGGGTGCCGTGCCTGTCATGCCAGAGGATGTCAAGGCGGATCGCGTCGTCATAACCCAGCCGCTGGGCCGTGTTGGGGTTGGCGTCCTTGCGCAGTGCCTCGACCGTCTTGCCGAGATAGCGCTCAATCTCGTTGGGAGAGAACGAGCGGATCGTCTCGTTGATCAGGTAACCCGTTGTTCCTGCTGCATGTCGGTAACCCATTCCAGTTTTCCCCCTCTCATTGGAAGTGACAATTTTCAAATACGGACCTAACGTTTTCCCTGCAGCGCGGCGGCTTTACACGCAGTCCAGGAAGTCATTCGGCGTGACCTTGCCGTCCGTTGCTGTGTAGATTTTTCGGAAAGTGTCCTCCCTCGGAAGACGCTTGCCCGCCATGTAGCGATAAATCGTTACCGGTTTGTGGTCGATGCTCTCGGCGAATTTCTCGACCGTCACACCGGTGCTTTCCAGCCATGTTTCGAGTTTCATGTTGGAAAATTACCAGAATGGTTATTTTAGTGCAAGCAGAAAATTACCAAGTTGGATGTCTACCTCGTTTGCCGTTTTGGTATAATCCGGGGATGGAGAACCAAATAAAAAAATACAGGAAGGCAACCGGCCTGACGCAAGGTCAACTTGCGGAGCTATGCAACACCTCTCCACCGCAAATTCAGCGGCTTGAATCGGGCGAACGAAAGTTGACGCGAGAATGGGCTCGTCGGATAGCGCCTCATCTTGGCGTTGAGGCGGCCAACCTCTTGTTTGACGGAAACGAGCTGGTGCGGGCGGAAAGCGCCCTGACCCCGCTCGATCCGGGGACGGCCCCGCAGCACCTGCCAATCATCGGTGAGGTGGCGGCGGGGGTGTTTCGCGATTCCGTCGAACTCGATCAAGGTGACTGGACCTATGTCTTTTTCCCGCCCGACAGCCGGTATCCATGCGTCGACCGCTTCTGCCTGAGGGTGCGCGGCCCGTCAATGAACAAAATCTATCCGGAAGGCTCAATTGTCCTGTGCGTCGGCATGATCGCGGCGGATTTGCAGCCGGAGGAGGGGGCTGTATATGTGGTGGACCGCGTCATCCATGGTGAGTACGAATCCACCCTCAAGGAACTGCGGATCAGTGACGGTAAAAAATATCTGTGGCCCTGTTCGACCGATCCCGCCCACCAGCAGCCTGTTGAATATAACGAGGAGAATGGCGAGGAAGCGATCCTGCGCGCCCTTGTTATCGGCGCCTATGTGATGCGGTAGCCCTCCCCTTGTAATAATTCTGCCTAAGCCCGCTCCGGCGGGTTTTTGTGCCCTCGGTATACTCGCGTGCAATAAAAATTACCAGATTGGTTATTTTCTTATTGACGGCTTAAAACCATTTTGGTAATTTCCTCCTTAACAATCCAAGGAGGGAAGATGACCAAACTCAATTTCGACAAGGACTTTTACGTGATCCTCTGCGATTTCGGCGAGCGCGGACATTCGTTCACGGAAACCGATT